CTATTTTGTTTTATCTGTGTCACATTTCGTGTCATATATATTGGTGAAATAATCATCAATGATTTTATCAACCCTCATGCGGTCTTCGTGGAACGTCTGCTGATATACGGATTTTAGCGTGTAGGTATTGCTCCAGCCGCCACGTTCCATAGCGTATATATCAGGGATTTTCAATGTTGCCATAACGCTGGCACTGATATGACGTAAATCGTGAAATGATATTTCATACCCTAACGGGTGCATTTTTTTTACAAACCGATTGTAAATCTGTTTCGTGGTGTATGTCACCACATAATCGTCAGGGGCTAGATTTAATGCGTCTATCAGATCAACCAGCGGTTTGCCTAGACGTATCTGTCGGTTGCTCTCATAGCTCTTTGCTTCGCTCTTCGTGACAATCTGGCGGTTGACAGTAACACGTACCTGCGATATAGTCAGGATATCCCCGACAATATCTTTGCGACGTATGCCGTGAATTTCTGACATTCTCAGACCGCCCCACACGCCTAGCAGAACAGGAATTTCAATATCTGACCCCCTGAACGCATTAACTACCACATCAGCAGGCGGCATGACCTTGAATTTTTTTACCTTTTTTGGCAAACTTATTTGGCTAAAATTTATATTGATATTGTTATATTTTAACACCGATTTAAAAAAGCCATATACATTTGCAACTGTTTTTGGTGACCTGCGTGCAGCCAGTTCATTCACCCAGTCTTGCACCATTTGTGGTGTGATATCACTTATCAGCACATTTTCAAACTGCTGTCCGTGATTTTTTAGTATGGATAAATAGCCCTGTCCTGTCGTCGGCGATAGCACTGGGCTTTTTTTGTTTATGTAGTTTTCGGCTGCCTGCCATAGTGTCATTTCATTATCAGTATGCACTTTTTCGTTCAGCCACTCTGCCGCCATTAACTCGGCTTCTTTTTTAGTCTTGGCCGTAAAGGACTTGTACTTCCCCGTTGTCTTGTCATACGCTCTTACCCTATAGCTTCCACTTGGTAGTTTCTTCGCTGTTGCCATGTAAAATTCCTCCTATTATCTTGACAATATTTATGATTTATGATAAAATAATAGGGTACTTCCTACTATAGTATCATCTCTTGCTTGGTTTGGTTGTGCACGCCCTCACAGGTCGCTCTGTGGGGGCATTTTTTATTGTGGTATGTTTATCCGCCACACACCTTGCAAGGCTTGTAGCCTGCGTTCTGTGCGTCCTGCAGGGTCATTGGCGTGCAGGTATCATCATAGTATCTGCATGATTTGTTGTGATACTTGTCGCCCGAAGCCGTGATATACACGATTGTTTCGGCTGGGTCCTGCGTGGTAGTTGTCACAGGGGGTGCTTCGGTGGTGGCTTCAGGTTCTGTGGTGGTAGTAGTTGTTGTGGTGGTAGTAGTGACTTTTTCACCCATATCAACCGTGATTGTGATAGGTTCAGATGTCACACCGTCATATGTGGCGGTCACGTCCGCAAAGCCGTCTTTCAGGGGTTTCACATCATAGGTGACATATGCACCGCTATCATCATATTCTAGCTGACAAACGTCAGGGTTGCTGATTTCAATTTTTATATCTTTCGGGTCAACGTCCTCTGCGTCGGTTTCACCTGTGATTCGCAAATAGATTATGTGGCTATAGTCACGATTATAGTCATTCAGTGCGATAGAATAGTTGTCATTAGTCCATTCAACCTTTGTCGGTCGCCTATAGCCGAACAGGTGTGCTATTCCATAGACTATGACCGATATAGCACAGAAAATAATTATCACCAGTAGGCAACCGCCCTTTGATGTGCCACTCGTTTTACGGCCGTGAGAACTACGGCTTGACGACTTTCTGCCACCCGATGTTGATACATATGACAACCCTGTGCCTGGTATACCGACAGACTTTGTGCGTCGCCCTGAGCTGTTGACACTGTATCGTGCGCCCTTTCCGCCGACACTCAAACCGACGGATTTTTTGCCGATGTTTAATCTTGCACCGCCGCCAAGTTTGATTGATTTTCTAAAACGTAATCCCATGGTTTTTACCCCTTTTCTAATATTCACGGCTCTGGTGGGCATACTAGCCACAGAGGTGATATATATGATATACGAAACACATCTGCGTGATATACGTCACACGCAACGCCTGACACTGCGCCAGCTATCCGAAATTTCAGGCGTTAGTTTTTCTGAAATTGACCAGATAGAACATTATAACGTTGACCCACGCATTTCAACGGCTGTTTTATTGGCAAAATCGCTAAAATGTGGGCTTGACGATTTGTTCAGTTTCAACAAATAATGTTCGATATTATAAACACGCTTGCATTTTATGACATAAAAATGCTATGATTTACACATAGCCTATATATGTGTGTTTCATGTATATTATAGCATTTTAACGCATATTTTGCAATACTTTTTGACGTCTTTTTATTTCAGTCCGATTTTTCGGACAGTACATAAAAAGGGTATTGACAGCCGTGATAACATGATATATAATAGGCTTATCGAACATACGTTTTATAAATCATAGGAGGAGTACATATGACAGAGGAAGAAAAGAAATTGCAAACATTGGTGGAAATTTTGAAGACCCTTTACGAAATTCAAGAAATCCGTGACAAAAGAAAAAGGAGCATTACTGCTCCTCTCTCCACTTTAGATACTTGACGTACTCTAATGTTTCGCTCAGGCTCTCAGGCTTTAAAAGCTTAACATATTTTACAAGTTCGGTCATTGTATCGGTATTCGGACTATCGTCAATTCCTAGTATATAATCGGTAGATACACTATAGAATTTTGCCAAAGCTATAAGCTGGTCAGTATTTATATCGGTTCTGCCCGTTTCATAAGTGCTGTAAGTTTGGGCTGCGATACCTAATAGCTTTGCAATCTGTGCTTGGCTCAACCCTCGTGAATCTCTGAGCTGACGTAGTCTTTCAGGTAGTTTCATCATTTTCACCACCTCTCTACATCTATAATTATACTACAAAATGTAGAGTATTGCAATAGTTATCACTAAAATTTGTAGAGTTGCACAAAAAGCAGCTCTATTTTTTGTGGTTTTTTATACTACAAAATGTGTTGACATTCTCTATATTTTGTAGTATACTAATAAATGTAGAGAGAACCACTACAAAACATAGAGAGGAGTGAAAGCAATGGCTGAACGAGTTTTAAAGTATCCAGCACTTGACCAAATCAGACGTTTTAAAGGTCTTACAGTAGATGACCTGATGTCGAAAATGGGATATTCGAGAGATACCTATTATAAAGTTTGGCAAGCACCAAACGGCAACATTAAAAGTTGTGACCTGGTTAAGTTGCACGATATTTTCGGCATATCAACCGACAGCATTTTAGGCCTAACGCCGTTTGAAATTGTCGGATAGCGGAGGTGAAAACAATGTCTGCGAAGAATAGCGAAGGAGTTACAAACAGGAGAAGGCATTACAAAAATGATACGATGTATGAGGTCTATGACAAAACAGACCCTGCGCACTGCATTTTCATAGGGCTTTTTGACACATTGGAGGAAGCCACCAAGGCTGCAAAGAGGCACAGAGAAAGCTTTCCCAATGCAGAAATATGGGCATATGAAATGATAAGGGAGGACTAAAAATGCCTGCAAAGAAAATTACCGCCAATGACGTGATGTCAAAACGGCTGAGATCTATCAGAGCCGACAACGATATTACACAGGCAAAAATCGCAAAACGGCTGAGCATGGCACAAACAGCCGTGAGCAGGTGGGAACGGCAGTTCAGCACCATGAACGCTGAACAAATCGTGACGTACTGCAAGATAATCGGGGCGAACCCCGAAGAAATTTTTGCAGAATACTGCAAGGAAAGGAGCACAAGAAGATGAACAATCTAATAGCAACGCTGGAGATCATCAGACATGCGTCAGCAATAGCGTTATGTATGGCACTGGCTGCACTAGCAATCTATGGACTGTATCGAAACATCAAGGAGACAGCCGAAACCGCAATCCGTGAGGAGCTGGAGCAGGCGATCAAGGAAGCTTCAAAGCCTGTGGTCAAGGTCGAGATACAGACGAAAGGAAAGTGGTAATGGACATTGTAGGAATACTGCTGATAACAATAGCCGTGCTTGCAGGGATAGATGTAGTGATGTATCTTGTGCTGAGCGTGGCGGATAGGCACTGGGAGAAACGTTTTGAAAACGAGGAGGACGAAAACGATGAAAGTTCTGATAGCCTGTGAGGAATCCCAAGAGGTCTGCAAAGCGTTCCGTGCGAAAGGACACGAAGCGTACAGCTGCGATATTCAGATGTGTTCAGGCGGTCACCCTGAATGGCATATATGCAATGATGTTTTGGATATTATCAATGGTAATACCGATTTTTTCACCTGTGACGGCAAGCAGCATACTGTTGAAACATGGGATATGATTATCGCACACCCACCGTGTACATACCTGACCAACGTGGCTACACGCCACTATAGTTTGAAATGCACACCTGCTGAAAAAGTGGTCGAGCGTATGAAACACCGTGAAGAATCAATAGTATTTTTTATGCAGATTGTGTCGGCGAACGCACCGAAAATTGCAGTGGAAAACCCTATAGGGCGTATGAATACTGTATTCAGAAAGGCAGATCAAATAATTCACCCATATATGTTTTCAAACGGACCGGAAGACTCAGAACAGTTTGTCACAAAGGCGACGTGTTTATGGCTAAAGGGGCTGCCTGTCCTACGACCAACATATACAGGGGACAAGCCTGATAATGGCAAGCTGTTTGGACGATATTCTAATGGTAAATCACGCACATGGGAAGAAACACGTCATTCTGGCAAAGATCGTGCTAAGGTAAGAAGCAAAACGTTTAAAGGTATTGCTTTTGCAATGGCTGAACAATGGGGGAATATTAAGGAGGATAACGATGATAGTGATGAGAGAGGTATTTAAGAGGGACAAGCCCCTTGACAACGGCAGCGGAGCAGTAAGCCTTTGCGTGTTCCATTCAAATGTCAAGTCTGACGAGTGCGGTGCACTGACAGTAACGCCAACGAGGGATTACTGCCGCAGATGTGCTTTTTACAAGACCCGTGAGGACTTCGACAGAGGGCTTGGCGATGCCGCAAGGTAAGTGGTAAAGTGTCAGAGGGTATGTTTATAGCCGCAATGATCGGCGCAACAATCGTGATACTAACAGTTTTCTACGCTGTGATATTGTTCATAGCCTGCATTATAGACCAGCACAAATGGGAACATGAACGCAGCTATGATGATGACAGCAACGACGAAAACAGCGACGGCAGAGTTTAGATTCGCAATGCAACGGATTTGCTATGAATAGCATTGGCTACGGCAAAGTGAACCTGTGAACGGCCGCGAAATGCGAAGGTGTTGATTTGAACAGCAAAGCAACGGCCTAGCGTCGATAAGCAACGACTCGCAAAGGCAAAGTACAGCGTCGATTTGCTGGGCAACGGCACAGCATTGATTGACATAGATTCGCAACGGCTAAGAATAGCTATGATTCGCAAGGGCACTGCACAGCCACGCAAAGGCCTGGCAAAATATTGCGTAGCTAGGGCTAGGTATGCACAGCACCGTTTAGATAAGCGAAGGCAAAGCTAAGTTCCGACAAGCAAAGGCGAGGCGAAGTTTTGACACGCAACGAGAGGCAAAGGCATAGCAGGGTGCAGATTGGCGGTGCCATGCAAAGGAAATGCAATTCGTGGAAACGCAATTCGATGAAACGCAATGGCCTGGCAAAGGATTGACACGCTATGGCAAGGCAAAAGTGATGTGGCGACAAGCATAGCAAAGGAATAGCATTGATTGGCTAAGGCATTGAACAGCATAGCGACGCAAGGGCATAGCAGTGATTAGCAAAGGAACTGCAGTGACTAGCAAAGGCGTAGTTTGGCACAGTATGGCGTCGAAAAGCAAGAAAAAACAAATTTAACATTTAACGGAGGTCAAAAGACATGAGCATGAAAAAAATCAAGGTAAAACTGACGTTCACCGAAGAGATTTTGGGAACGACAAACGCAACAACCACAATCCACGATGAGTACATCGCATCGAAAGCCCCTGACGCAAAGAGCCGTGAGGAAGAAATAGCCGCACTTGGTGTAGCGGAAGTGGTCGAAAAATCTATGACGGTATTCCCGACACTGGAAGACGGCACACCATTTCTATGGGATTATCAAGTCAAAGGATTTTTCAAGGACGCTTGCGGTGTTCTGAAAAAGGTATCAGGCACGGCTAGTTCAAAAATCAAAGCGTACAAGAAAGAGATTGACGGACTTATCTTCGTTGAGGAACGCAAGATACCATACAAATTCAAGGGCGGTATGGGTGAATGTCAACGGCCATTGAGGGCAAGCACACCACAGGGCGAACGTGTTGCACTGGCACATTCCGAAACAGTTCCTTCAGGGGCGACAGTCGAGTTCACTATCGATATTTTAAAAGACGATATGGAAACAGCCGTAAGAGAGTGGCTGGACTACGGCAGGCTGAGAGGTATCGGCCAGTGGCGTAACAGCGGTAAAGGCCGATTTGAATGGGAGGAAATCGAGAATGAATAAGAAATTCACAAGCGAAGATATCATAAAGGTGACTAAATGCTGTATAGCAGACAACTGTGTATCATGCCCGCTTGCAGGACATGGCAATTGCATCACTGATTTCATGAATCATATTCTCGAATACATGAAAAATGAGCCTGCACCTGCGGCAATGGGCACAAGCTCGGAGGTATCTGTAAAAGAAGATACCGATAACATACACTTTGATAATAGCGTAAAAACGCAGATTTGTCAAGAAGCTCAAAAGGCTTACAAGGCTTGCGAGCTGATACTGGACATTTACGAACGTATGGAAGATGAAGAACAGAAAGCCTTTGACATGGGACAGTCATATCGGGCAATGCTTGAGGTGAAAGAGGAGCTTACGAGGATAGGAAACGGCGGTGACGGCAATGGATAAGAAATTCACGGACGAGGAAATTGTAAAGGCGGCGAAGCATTGCATAACAAATGATGAATGTGATAACTGCCCGTTTGTGCACGAACTCCAGCCTTGCGAATTTTTCTTCGCACAATACATAGTCGATACCGCCAAACCAGCATTTGATTGGGACGGATTTATAGCTGGCAAGTTTACAGTTCGTCTAAAGACACAGACAGATTATGACACGTTTATGCGAGAATGCGAACAGCGTGAACTAAATTGGGGCTCAGAAAAACCTACGGAAGTTAATACTTGGCCGTATTATCGTGACAGTACCTCAATACATTGCTGGTCAAAGGATAAAAAATTATCATATGGCGATTATTTATCTTCGCAAGTCCCAGTTGTTGTATATTCTGATAAACAGACAGACTCACACGCAAAAGTCGGTCTAATTGGCAAGGAATTCAATAAGTTGCTGTTGGATATTGCTGGATTGCTTTCCACTATGGACAAACAATGTACAGCTGCATATAATGCGGGCATAAGTTGCCAGAAGTTAAAATCATTGATAAGGTCGGACGGTGAACAAAGTGACTAGCTATTCATGTTTGGACTGCAAGCACCTGAAAGGCTGTTTGGAGAGTAGCAGGCGTTACCCCTGCAGAGACTTCAAGCTGGCAGAACCAGCAATACTTGAAAGGAGAGGTCGAAAACATGACAGTAAGAGAAAGGCTTGACGCTATGGTTGACATGGCGGACATGGAACAAAAAATGAAAGAGACGCAGGTATACAATACTGCTACCGACGGCGTCTATCCCGTAATGACAGGTGGCGTGTGGACACCTGGCAGAATGATATTGGGCGTTCAGATATTTCCACCTGACATTCATGCCGTAGCAAAAGAAGTCGGTGCTGAGGTGTTGGAAACCAAAACTGAATCGTATTTCGTGTACAAAAATATTGCATTTTTCAAGCACAAAGGCGGTGTTCCAAATGCGTTACACGGCTAATGATTGTGTCGGCTGCCCTGACGGGTGTAGATGTTGCGGCAGGGACCGTGATTACACAGTAGTCGAATGCGACAAATGCAGAGAACAGTTAGACCTTGCGAATGAAAATGTTTTCTGCTATGAGGGCAAGGACTATTGCAATGAATGTTTCCGTGAGATTTTGATTGAAGAAATCAACCAGAACGACGATATTTCAATCTATGACCTTGCCGAGCTGGCAGGGGTAGAGTATGAAGAGGAGGATTTGAACCTGCTATGAGTGCTAGTTTTGACAACGGCGTTCAGAAATATGTCAGGGGCTATGCGGTAGTTGAAACCGCATTCCCTGTTGACAACAAAGGTGTTGCATACGCCGCCTGCAAGTATTGCAGATTTTTCAGCCGTCGGTCAGGACGGTGCAATCTGACCGACGAAATCGTATTTTTACCAGATACGTTTGTGGGTGCTCAGTGCCCGCTAGAAATCAAAGAGGAGGAATAAAACATGGGACTACCTGTTTTAATCGAGGGAGAAAGTGGCAGCGGCAAGAGCCGTTCCCTCAAGAATTTCAAGCCAGGCGAGATAAGCATTTTCAATGTCGCGGGCAAGCCGTTGCCGTTCAAAAACAATGGCCTTGCGACACTTTCAGTGGCAAAACTTGTCAAGGCAAATAAAGGCAAGAGCCGTTATGATGTTATCAAGGCGGCTATGTTTCAATCAAAGTCAAAGGCATTTGCCATTGATGATAGCCAGTATCTCATGGCATTTGACAGTTTCGACAAGGCAAAAGAACTAGGGTACGGTAAATTTACCGATATGGCGGTCAGTTTTGAACGGCTGATAGAATTTGTTATAAATGACCTGCCGTCAGATGTTATTGTGTACTTCTTGCACCACGTCGAATTAACCGACGGGGGCAAGTACAAAGCAAAAACTATCGGCAAGATGTTGGATAATCAGCTGACAGTTGAAGGGCTGTTTTCAATCGTGCTGTTCTGCACGGCTGACGAAAATCATCACTATTTCATCACACAATCCAGGGGAATTTCTACTGCGAAATCACCTGAAGACATGTTCAACGATGAAATCGAAAATGATTTAAAGTTCGTAGACACTAAAATCAGAGAATATTGGAATTTAACTCCAAACAACATAGAAAGCGAGGAAAAGTAAATGATAGGAATTACAGGTTATAAGCAGGCGGAAGCAACAAGTTTTTCAGAGCTGCCAAAGCTCCAGCCAGGCGGATATGTGCTGAAAATTCTTAACGTCAAAGTTGAGCCCACTGATTGGGGTAGCAGACTAGCGATTCAGTTTGACATCGCAGAGGGCGAATTCAAGGGCTTTTTCGACAAGCTGTATAAGGCAACACCTGACGAGTGGGAGAACAAAAAGTGGAAGGGTTCAATGCGTCTGAGCATACCGCATAACACAGGTGACGACACCAAGTTCAAGAAGTCACTGGGTTATTTCAAATCCCAGATACAGGCGTTTGAAAATTCAAATGCCAATCTACATATCGACTGTGAAAGAGATTGGGACGAGAACGTCCTGAAGGGTAAACTTGTTGGCGCTCTTTTCAACGAAAAAGAGTGGGAAAAGGACGGCAAAACAGGCTGGTTTACGCAGTGCAAACGCTTCGTGCCTGCAAACGATATCCGCAGTGGTAACTTCACGATTCCGAAACGTGAAGAGCTGAAGAACAAGCCGTCAACAGCCAGCAATGACAGTTTTGACCCTAATGCCAATTTGTCTGATTTCGTCGAAATCAACGCAGGCGATGACACAGTACCATTCTGATGCACCCGATAGACATTGACGCCACACTTAAAACGTTCTCGATTATCGTGGATAGCCGAGAGCAAAAGTGGGGACATATTGAAAAGGCTCTAAAAGCCACAGAAACGCCATATACGCAACACAAGTTAAACTATGGCGATTATACATGCGAAGCCGTAAAGCCTAACAGCGAGCCTGTAAGCCTTGCTCAGAGTGTTGTCATTGAACGCAAGGCGAATTTGGACGAAATCGTGGGCAATTTCACGAAGGGGCGAGAACGTTTTGACCGTGAATTCAAGCGGTCGGTTGAAGACCATGCAAAAGTGTTTTTAATGGTCGAAGATGATAGGCTGTGGGAAAATATTCAGCTACACAACTACCGCAGCAAAATGCCACCGAAGGCACTACTGGCAACGTTCTGTTCATGGCAAGCACGATATAACATCACGATCATAGCTTGCCGAAAACAAGAAAGCGGCACACTGATAAAGGCGATACTATACTACGCTTTGCGAGACTATCTTCAAAAATTGGACGGTGATTAAATGCTGGAAAATGGATTTATAGTTTTACATAGAAAAATAGTGAACTGGGAATGGTACAAAGACCCTGCGACACGCATCGTTTTTGAACATTTAATTTTGACCGCCAATTACGAAGAAAAACGCTTCAAGGGTGAAGCTATTCATAGGGGACAGAGGGTCGCAAGCTATGGCACACTAGCCAAAGAAACAGGGCTATCAATTCAGAATGTAAGGACGGCAATTAATCACCTGATTTCAACAAACGAGGTAACACGCAAATCAACTAACAAATATAGCGTATTTACGATAGTAAACTATGATTTATATCAAGACAAGCGACAAGCAAACCAACAATCAACTAACAATCAGCTAACAATCAACCAACAATCAACTAACAACAATGAAACAAAGATAACAAAGATAAACAAAGAAAAACAAATATATGCTGCTCCCGCAGCGCACACAAATGGCAGACGGACGGACAATCCAGGCAGGACAGATTTTTGAGCGAGGTGAGAAAACATGGGATATACAATGCGTGATGATGATGTGGTCGGTCTGGCTGTGGCGCTGAATGCAGAAACGCACCGCAAGGGGCGTGAACTGTATTTCAAATACTGCCCGTACTGCAATGGGGGCGGTCATGACAAAGATACATTTTCTGTAAATCTTGATACGGGGGCGTTCAAGTGTTTCCGAAGCAGTTGCGGCATGACAGGTCATTTTGTGCAGCTAGCAAGAGATTTCAACTATCCACTGGAATTTGACGATGAGCAGAAAAAGAAATACCGCACGTTACCGCCAGTGAAGATAGTCACCCGTGACAAGGCGGTTGAATACCTGCGGTCAAGGGGAATTTCAGAAATCACCACACGGAAATACAACATCACTGTCGGTGATAAACGTGACAATCTGCTGATGTTTCCATTTTTTGATGAAAATAACGTACTGACATCGGTCAAATACCGCAAGACAGATTTTGTCAAAGGCAGAGATAATCAAAAAGAGTGGTTTGAAAAGAACACAAAACCGATATTGTTCGGCATGAATAGATGCACAGAAAAACATGATAGGCTAATAGTCACAGAGGGGCAGATAGATAGTCTGTCGGTGGCAGATTGTCAGATAAATAATGCGGTATCAGTGCCAGGCGGCCAGAGCAATAAAACATGGGTGCCGTTCTGCTATGATTTTGTTGACAGTTTCGACGAAATTGTGATTTTTGGAGACCATGAACACGGCCACATAACACTGGTTGACCAATTTACAACATCATTTCCGCATAAGAAATTAAAAGTTGTCAGGGCGCAAGACTATTTGGGTGAAAAGGACGCAAATGCAATTCTGCAGAAATACGGCTGTAAAGCGATATGCGACGCTGTGAACAACGCCGAAGAAATACCTGTCACGGCTGTCAAAAAGTTATCACAGGTCAAGGCGGTCAATCTGGATAAGCAGGAACATATCAAAACTGGCATATACGATGTTGACCGATATATCGGCGGTATCTATATGGGGCAGGTGGTAGTTATCACAGGCAAGCGTGGCGAGGGTAAATCAACACTGGCATCGCAAATAATCGCAAATGCATTAGACCAATCAGACCAAGACGGCAATCCGTATTCGATTTTCGTTTATTCGGGCGAATTGCCTGACTATCATTTCAAACGCTGGCTGGATCTTCAGATTGCAGGAAAACAAAACGTCTTGCGTTCGGTTAACGAATATGGTGACGAGACCTATGACATTCCTGATGATGTGGTCGACAAAATCAACCGCTGGTATGATGATAGGGCGTACATCTTTGACAACACTGCTGTGACGGCTGAAATCAAACTTGACGGCGATAATGCGAAACGTGACGGCAAGATATCATTGTTGGGCACGATTGAAACGGCTATCCGCAGATTTAATGTCAAACTGATACTAATTGACAACCTCATGACAGCACTGGACGTTGACCTCAGCAAAGAATTGTATCGGGCGCAGTCCGATTTTGTAAATGCCGTGAAATACATAGCGGTCAAATATAACGTTGCTATCATATTGATAGCACACCCACGCAAAACCGCAGACGGCATTGAACTGAATGCGGATAGTGTCAGTGGTTCGGGCGACATCACAAACAGGGTCGATTTAGTTTTAACATATAGCAAAAACAACGATGACGATAAGGACGATTTCCAAAGCAAAATCGCCATTGTAAAAAACCGATTAACAGGTAATGTGGCAGACAACATCAAGGTCGCCTACAGCCAGATTTGTAAACGTATCGGCTGCAACAATGCAGAATGGGGCAAAATCTACGGCTGTTTCAAAGAGGTTGACACGGCCGAAAACGAAGATTTGCCGCCGTTCTAAAAAATGAGGAGGAATAAAAAATGAACAAGAAAGAATTTAAACAGTGGGTCGAAAAGACATACAGAGATTTTCAAAAAGATAAGCAGGCGGTTTCGTACATCGCTCAAAACAACATTGTCATCGTGTATGACAAAACAACCGTTAAATCGGCTATTGCAAAATGTCACCCAAAAGACGAATTCTACTATAGAATCGGTGTGGCTATCGCCTACGCAAGGCTGAGAGAAATTAAAGTTCCAAAGGTCGAGGAAGAACCAGAATTTAAGCGAGTTGGATACGAGCAGGAATACTACCACATAGGTAAACTCAATACGGCTAGTTTTGGAGCTGTCTACACACTAGAAATAGGTCATTTTTTGGATAAAGCATTTTTTGAAAACAACAACTATTTTCACACAAAGAAGCGTGCTGAAGAAGTTGCTGACAAAATCAATTTTTTGCTGAAACTGGAAAGGTTTCACGATATTTATTGTCCCAATTATAAACCTGATTGGAGTAACGATAAAGATTATAAACATTATATCTACTATGATAAAAAAGCTAAAAAGTGGACATTTGATGTTGTTACCAAATATCATTTTGTTGTATGTGTATATTTTCCAACATCTGAAATTGCACAAAAGGTTTGCGACATTCTGAACGGCGAAACAAAAAATGCAAAAAACCTTTGTGGGGCTTGCTGACGAGGTGCACAAATGGAAAGAACAGAAATCGACAAGCTGGCATATCGTGGTGAAGAACTACCGAACGATAGCAACATTTTTGATGAAATATACTGGCTGGCTATGTACTATCTATACAAAACCGCCACACTGAACAACATTCCTGCGGAGCAGGCGGCAAAAGCCAAAAGCGCATTGACGCAGAAACTGGACAAGCAGATAAAGCAGAGCGAACCTAACGAAAACGTAATAGCTGCATTCAATGACAGTGTGCGTGTTATGCGTGAGATGGAAAAATTCATCAGACCTTATGCGGAATTTGAAAAGAAAAGCCGTGAAGAGCTGATAGAATTTATCAAGCATATGTTCGACGTGCTGTCGGGGCTAGGTCCGTATGAGGAGGGCAAGTAACATGGGTAACAACAAATTTTGTACCAGCTGCAAGTATTTTAAGAAATCACCTGACAACTGTGGCAGGAGGAACGGAAAATACGGGCTATGCGTTCGTCAAATGAAATTCGGCCTAAAACCAATGGTAGTCAACTATCAGCACTCTATCTGCGAAGAGTTCAAGGACAAGATATCGGCTGTGAAATGCAGTGCTGCTACAACGCTCTGCTGGCACTGCCGCCACGCAGTACCGACAAAGGATAAGATAACAGGAGAATACCTCACAGGCTGTGCATGGTCCATAGACCACAGACCTGTCGAGGGTTGGAGGACGTGTCAGCACAGACTGTACGAGGCTCAAAAGGGTGATATGATACATTCGTATACTGTGACGGAGTGTCCTGAATTTGAGGAGGGATAAAGTGAAAACACATAATCTGAAACTTAGCATAGAATTTTGTGACGCTGTTCTGAGCGGTGAGAAAACTTTCGAGGTCAGAAAGAATGACAGAGGTTTTCAGACGGGAGATCTGATAAGATTTATACCGACGGACGGAACGTCTTATCATAGCTTAGACGGCACAGTAAGAGAACACGCAAAACATGAGATATCAGGACACACATACAAGATAACATATATCCTCAACGGCTGGGGAATAAAGAACGGGTATGTTGTGCTGGGAATTAAGGAGTATAGACAAACTGAGGAGAAATAACATGACAAAAATCAAACCCGAATACATTTTCCCGTTGTTGCTGATTTTGCTAGACATGGGAGCAGCAGTTATATATGCTGTGCAGAAAGATTATAAAAAAGCTGTCTACTGGTTAGCAGCGGCTGTGTTGAATGTGACAGTGACGTTTTAGGAGGCTATATGGATAGTGCAAAAGAGCAAAAGGCTATCGAACGTCTGAAAACGTTTGAACCTGCGGACGGATATTTTAGCATATAGCGGTGGAAAAGATAGTGACTGTATCAAAATTTTGGCACAACTCGCAGGCGTTAAATTTGAAGCAGTACATAATTTGACAACTGTTGATGTGCCCGAAACTGTGAGATATGTTCAATCTCAACCAGATGTGAAAATTGATAAGGCTTATGACAAGGACGGCAATCACATTACAATGTGGAACCTGATTGTCAAGAAGCTAATGCCACCGACACGCATTGCACGTTATTGCTGTAGCGAATTAAAAGAACGTGGCGGCACAGGACGTGTTGTTATTACTGGCGTTAGGTGGTCTGAAAGTGGACGTCGCAGAGAATCAGCGGACGTTGTTAAAATTATCGGGAAACCTAAATCAACGATGAAAATAGCTGATGAAATAGGCACAGAATATCAACAAACGTATCAGGGCGGAATCATTTTTAATGATGATAATGACAAAAATCGTAGGTTGGTTGAACACTGCTATCGCACTACGAAAACTATGGTAAACCCTATAGTCGATTGGTCTGACGACGAAGTGTGGGATTTTTTGGGCTACTATGGTTGCAAATCAAATCCGCTGTATGAATGCGGTTTTAATCGTATAGGTTGCATTGGCTGTCCTATGGCAGGAAAACATAGATACGTTGAATTTGAACGATATCCGAAATACAAACAAAATTATATAACGGCATTTGATAGAATGCTAGAACGTAAAAAGCAGCTTGGAAAAGATGCTAAAATGTCATGGCAAACAGGCCAAGACGTTTTTCGCTGGTGGCTAGGCGAAGATTTCAACCAGCTGACATTTGATGATTTGGAGGTATAAAAATGGCAAGATACATCGATGCAGACAATCTGATTAACGAATTATCGGCGGCGTGTATGCCGATATACGAAAAAGGCATAACAGGCATTCTGGGTGATAACAGCAGCATCGCTGATATAATCAACGAACAACCTACCGCAGATGTGCAGGAGGTCAAGCATGGAGAATGGGAAAATCAAGAACCAGGATATCGTGTTGCAGACTTTATGTGTAGTGTTTGTCATTCTGAGAGTGATAAATTATTTGATTACTGCCCTGACTGCGGAGCTAGAATGGACGGTGAAAGCAATGGATAAAACCTGTTCAAATTGCGAACACGCAATAGATTTCGGTCCTCTACATAACAAGGCACTATATACTTATTGTGCAAAGCGAAGTGATGTTACAAAGGGCAAAGTTCTCGTAGTGAACAGAAAGAGCAAATGCTATGCGTGGGAGAAAAGGAGCGATGAAGATAATGCGTGAAATACTTTTTAGAGGAAAATGTGTAGACAACGGCGAATGGGTTCAGGGCTATCCCTGCCGCTATGGTTGGATAGGAAAAGAAAAAGACTATATCATTCCCGATTATGCAAGTGCATTATATACAGCCGAAATTGACCCTAAGACAATCGGTCAGTACACAGGGGTGACGGACGTAAACGGTAACAAGATTTTTGAGGGGGATATTGTTTGGGACAGCTATGACGAAGATCATGGCAAAGTCGAGTGGGATAATGATATGGCGAAATTTATCATAACCTATTCTACATTCACAGTTGATTTCGACAGTGTTTGTGGCGAAGAATTAGAAACTGTCGGAAACGTTTATGACAATCCTGAATTACTGAAAGCTGGTGAAATGCCATGAAAGCACGAACGAACATCGTCAAACAAAGCGACATCAAGAAAGAAGTCGCAAAGGAAATGCAGAAAAGATATAGCGAACTGCAGGGCGAGATAATGCAGGATATCACAGAACAGATAATGGCGACTGTTTTGTGGACGCTAGATAAGTGGTACGGCTGGAAAGGCAAACGCCTGCGTGCATTTATCGACGTAGTGAATAGCACGTTTGACATCATGGACACGGCTGAATTTGACAACGACAATAACGCCAGCTATCTGAAAGAGACATACGGCATTGACCTGTCGGAACTGATATCAACGGAAATGACTGACAGGGTGCAGAAAGGCGGTTGAAATGACAGCAAAAGAATATTTGCAAAACGCCTATAAAATTGAACGGCGTGTGAAAATCATCGAAAACAAGGTCAAGAAACTGCGGTCACAACTAGAATATGCTGGCATATCCTACGAAAATACAGGTGCTAGTCACGGCAGTTGCAATGGCGATAAGATGTCAAGCACCATAGAACGCATAGCAGAATACGAACGCAGACAGCAGGAACTGGCACTGATACTGATTGACAAACGTTTGCAAATCGAAAAGTCCATTGACGCAGTGGCAGACGCAGACCAGCGAGAGGTTCTTGAGAGGCGGTATCTTTTCTATCAACGCTGGGTTGGAAAATTCAACAAAGAAAACGGTGAATACATAATGGGGATCACTGACTATATGAACTATTCAGAACGAACGATATATAAAATTCACGGCGAAGCCCTGAAACATATCATCGTTCCGAAAGAGTGCAGTGAAATGCAGTGAAATGCAGTTATTAATCTGCTATACTGTATAATAGCCCGATAGGGCAAAGGTCAGTTGGTTATATCCTCAATAAAAGCCAACCCCATTTTTTTGCGCCTGAGTGGCTAGCCCTCAGGCAATGTGCAGGGGCGGTGCGCCATCACTTAACCTGCTCCATGTTTTTTTTACTTCTTTTGTTTTAGATCTCCTGACTTCCGCCACGGCAACAGCTATGGCGGATATATCGGTCGATACTGCAATGATGTTGACACCGATACCAATCAGCCACACACACCTCTTAGCAATGTGTCCCACGTGTGGCATTTTTATTTTATGGGGGCGGTACTATGAAAGACTTTGCATATTCTTTTTATCGCTCAGCGGCATGGAAGAAGTGTCGCCAATCTTACATCGACAAACGCATACTGATTGACGGTGGTCTTTGCGAAGAGTGCCACGAACGTGCTGGATATATCGTTCATCACAGAACAATGCTGACACCAGCAAACATTCGTGACCCTGAGGTATCATTAAACCATGCCAATCTCGAATTTGTATGCAAAAAATGTCATGATAATTTCGAGGGTCATTTCTACCAAAAATCGCCTAAAAAATTAACAAAATGTGAATTTGACGCATTTGGTATGCCTATACCCCCTCAAATTTGGAGTGAATTTTTTTCTAAGATACCGAGGGGGCAAAGGTCATTTTTTACGGCTCATAAAATCGTATAAGGGGGGTGTAATCTGACAATGGCAAAAATCAAAAAGAATTTGAGTGAGTTGCGAAAAGCTGTGGATAGCTGTGAACCGGCTAAGAGAGAGCTGGGCATAAAGCTGTTAGATCAGCTAGACTACATGGAAAATTTGCTGAGCGAGTATCAGAAAAAGATAAAAGCAGAGGGTGCGATCATCGAAGCAACAAACGGCAATGGTTTTACTGTCAAGACAGAGCACCCTGCAAGTAAAGCGTATGCAACGTTAATCGGAAAATACAACGCAATGGCAAAGACAGTTGAAAATATTATTCTCGACAGCCTGCAGAAGTCTGAGGGCGACGAACTGTTGGAATTTCTGGGCGGTGCAAAGCGTTGACGGAGTTTGAAAAATATTTTACTGGCATTTATGACGGGAGTATCATTGCGTGTGAGAAAATGAAAAAGGTTTCAGAAATGCTGCTGAACAGATTTGCAAGCCCTGATGAATTTCATTTTGACGAAGCTATTGCAACACGGCACACGGACTTCATCGAAAAATTTTGCAAGCAGCCGTCTGGAAAACTAGGTCAGCCGTTGAAATTGGAGTTGTTTCAAAAAGCAAGACTGCAAGCATTATTCGGTTTTGTTGACGACAACAATCTGCGCCAGTATAACGAATGCCTGATAATCGAAGGCCGAAAGAACGGCAAGACAACGGAAATTGCGGCAGTCGAAAATGATATGCTAGTCAATGACGGAGAGGGTTCACCGCAGATATATAACGTCGCCACAATGCTAGATCAGGCAAAGCTAGGTTTCAACGCCTGCTACAAAATGATAAAACAATCGCCATTGTTGAGCAAGCATATTCATAAACGTGCGGCCGATTTGTATTTTCCGTTGAACATGGGATTTATAAAAGCCCTTGCCAGCAACTCAAACGGCCTTGACGGATTGGACGTTCACTGCGGTGTTATCGACGAATTGGCGGCAATAAAAAATCGAGATCTGTATGATTTGATAAAACAAGCAATGGGTGCTAGACTGCAGCCCATTTTATTTTGCATTACCACAAACGGCTTTGTCCGTGGTGGTATCTTTGACGCCCAATACGAATATGCGAGTAATCTGCTATACGGACGGCTGACGGAAATCAACAAAAGGTTTCTGCCGTTTATCAACGAACTGGATAGCCCTGATGAATGGGATAAGGAAGAATGTTGGATAAAAGCAAACCCTGGGCTAGGTACGATAAAATCAACCGACTATCTGCGCCAAATGGTGCAGAAAGCCAAAGATGACCCTAGCTTCAAGGCAACGGTTATGGTCAAGGATTTCAACCTTCCGCAGAATACTGAAAGCGGCTGGCTGAGATGGGACGAGCTGAACAATGAAGAAACTGTCGTGGACTATCCGTTTAGATATTTCATCGGCGGTTTTGACGCTGCTGATTATATAGACCTTAACGCTGCAAAGGCTATCTGCAAAAAGCCTGATGATGATAGGTTATATGTAAAATCTATGTACTGGATACCACAAGCCGTTCTTGACGCTGACGCTGAAAAGGGTGACAGACGCGGACGAGATAGTGTGCCATATGAACTGTGGAAATCACAAGGTCTGCTGAGAACGTGCGAGGGAAACAAGGTCAACAAGCGTGTCATCCTGGATTGGTTTTTGGAACTGAGGGATAAGGAAGATATCTATCCGTTGGCTATCGGCTATGACCCCTGGCACGTTTCGGACGAGCTGATAAAAGCGTTTGAAGAAGAGTTTGGCAAGGGTGTTTTAGTACCTGTGCGCCAGGGCGTTATAACGCTGTCTGACCCGATGAAGAATTTGAAAGCTGAGTTTCAGCGACACAACATCGTTTACGACAACAATCCAATTGACAAATGGTGTTTCCTAAATACGGCTGTAAAGACGGACGTCAACGGCAACATTCAGCCGTGTAAGAAATCTGACCGAACGCAGAGAATAGACGGACTTGCGGCGCTACTAGACGCATATGTGGTCTATTATAATCGACAGGAAGAATTTGAGAGTTTGATATAAGGAGATAAAAGTGACAACCGAAGTAATTAACAATCTATTCGGCATAAAAGAAAGTTTTGAACTTCCGCAGGTGCTTCTTGCTAAACTTCTTGACAAAGTTGAAAAAGACAAGCTGTGTAAGGAATTCGTCAAGCAAGGTTTCAACGGCAATAACGATTGTCTGCGTGATTATTTTCAAGAGAATAACGCAAACCGCAGTAATCTAAAGCAGGATTATACGCCCGATTGTCTGTGCAAGTTGATTTCTAATCTTGCGCCAAAGTCAGAAAAGATAATCGATATATGTGCAGGAACTGGAGCGTTGTCAGTCGGAATGGATAGAGATAATTTCTTCCAATGCGAAGAATTGTCGCAGATGAGTATCCCTGTGCTACTTCTCAACCTTGCGCTGAGAAATAAGAATGCTGTTGTTTTGCAAAAAAACGTCCTGCTCAACGAAGTGCAGAAAGTCTATAAGTTGAGCAAATCGGACGAGTTCAGCGACATAGAAGTTGTTGATACGTATGAGGAGAATGCAACGGACGTTGTCATATCAAACCCACCTTATTCACTGAAATGGGAGCCAAAGTCAGACCCACGCTTTGAAGGCTATGACCTTGCACCTGCTAAGGCTAGTGACTATGCGTTTGTACTTGACGGCTTGTCGAGGCTGTCGGACGTGGGCAAGGCATTCTATATCTTGCCTACAGGCGTTCTCTTTAGAGGTAATGCAGAGGGCAGGATCCGCAAGCAACTCATAGAAAATAATTTGATAGACGCAGTTATCTCATTGCCTGAAAATATGTTTCTAAATACCAGCATACCTGTCAATGTTATCGTGTTCAGCAAGAGTAAGCAGACAAGAGATATTCTGTTTATCAGTGCCGAAAAACTTTTCGAAAAACACGGCAAGCAGAACGTCATGACGGACGAGCACATTCAGAAAATAGCCGATGCATATCACAGCCGCAGTGTTGTCGAAAAATTCTCAAACGTGGCGAGCTACGAAGAAGTTGCTGAGAATGATTACATCTTGAACGTTCCACGCTATGTTGACACGTTTGAAAAGGAGGAACTTCCACCTTTAAAGGACATCTGCAAAGAACTGATACAAAGCGAGCTTGAAGTGCATAAGGCAACGAATGACCTCATGGCGATACTTAAAGACCTCTGCGGTGATGATGAATACAGTCAGGTCAAGGACGATTTTCTGAAATTCTTTACCGAGCAAGACATTGTTGGCGAAACTATGGCAACATGGCTTGAAATGAAAAATCTTGAAAACCGCACCGACTATATTATTTCCCATGCCAAGAAAGACCGCAAACCATTGCTTGACCTGGTGACATTTGAACGAGTGAAAAAAGGCAAAGTGTACGAAGCTGGCACTGTCTATATTCAGCTATCTGCCACGGACGGAAAAGTAAGATATCTGTGTGAGAACTCAGAGCTAGAAACTAAATATGGCGTGTTTCAACCGAAAGACAAGAGCATGGGGACGAGATATCTTTTCTATATCTTGGAATATGAAATGGAAGCGTTTTTGGCACGATATCAGAGCGGTATGAACATCAATCCTGATATTTTCAAATTCATGCAAGTTACATACTATCCCGAAGTGAAGTATCAGCAAGAAATAGCTATGACGCTTGACGGCATTCAGGCAAGGTATGATGAGGTTTATCAAGAAAAAGAGTCATGGCAATGTTTTAAGGAATTTCATTTGTCGGGAATGTTCCCATGATAAACAACAACAGACAGAAAGGGGTGAAAAAATGGGTCTGATAAATCGTTTTAAAAACAGGTCACAGGTAGTGACCCGATATAAGATGATGACGGAAATCGGCAACGGCTACTATAGTTGGGACGGCAATGTTTATCGGTCGGACTTGGTGCGTGCCTGTATTCGCCCAAAGGTCAAGGCTATTGGAAAACTGACCGCAAAGCATATCAGAAAATCATATAGTCGAAATGGTGACGGCAGTATCGAGATAAACCCTGAACCATATATGCGAATGCTGTTGGAAGAGCCAAATGAATTCATGACAATGCAGAAAATGTTGGAAAAAGTCGCAACGCAGTTGTGTTTGAACAACAATGCATTTATCCTGATTATCCGTGACGGCAACGGCTATCCTACTGAACTATATCCTATCCCTGCGGACAGTGCAGAATGCGTATATATCGGCAACGATTTGTATTTGAAATTCACGTTTTTCAACGGACAAAGATATACGTTTCCGTATGCAGACATCATTCATCTGCGTAGTGATTTTTACAAAGACGATATTTTCGGAGAACGGCTGAGTGAAACGCTGACGCCACTAATGGAAATCGTAACAACGACAGATCAAGGTATTGTCAAGGCTATCAAGAATTCGTCAATTATCCGCTGGCTGTTGAAATTCACCAGTTCCCTGCGCCCTGAAGATTTGAAAAAGCAGGCGCAGGAATTCAGTGAGCAGTTCATGAGCGTTCAGAACGGCACAGGTGTTGCGGCGGTCGACAGCAAAGCGGACGCAAAGCAAGTTGACGCAAAAGACTATGTGCCTAATTCGTCAACTATGGAAAAAACCACGCAACGTATCTATTCGTTGTTCAACACAAACGCAAATATCGTGCAATCGAACTACACCGAAGACCAATACAACGCCTATTACGAAGCGGAGATAGAACCAGTAGTAATGGAACTGGCTGGCGAATTCACAAGAAAACTATTCAGCCGTATCGAGAGAGGGTATGGCAACAAGATAGTTTTTGAAGCGTTCAATCTGAGCACTGCGTCAATGTCAACCAAGCTGAATCTGGTGCAGTTTTTCGACAGAGGTATCATGAACGCAAATGAAATCCGAAGCGTGTTCAATCTGGCTGACATTCCTTCGGGTGATCAGTACTATGTCAGACTAGACACGGCAAAGATAGACAGCGGTGAGGGAGGTGAAAATGATGAAAATTAACGTCAAAGGTACTATCATTCCGAATGATGACCAGTGGATCTATGACCTTTTCGACATTGACGCCACTTCTCCTGCAAAGGTTTCAAAGGGTATAATTGCTGCGGCTGAAAAAGGCGAGCCGTTGGAAGTTTACATTAACTCTGGCGGTGGTGATATTTTTGCGGCTTCCGAAATTTATTCGGCAATCCGTGAATATTCAGGTGATGTCAAAATACACGTTGTCGGTCTTGCGGCAAGTGCGGCAAGCGTGATAGCATGTGCAGGCAAGTCAGATATATCACCGACGGCACAGATCATGGTGCATAACGTATCATCGGCGACAAGAGGTGATTACCATGACATGGACAAAATGTCAGAGATTTTGCAAAAAGCCAATGAAACCATTGCAAATGCCTACATAACCAAGTCAGGCATGGCAAAGGAAAAGGCACTGGAAATCATGGACAAGGAAACATGGCTGACGGCTGATGAGGCGGTCAAACTGGGGCTGATAGACGAAATTGCAGGAAGCAAGAACGTCAAGTCACAGCTTGTGGCGGCCTACTGCGATATCATACCGCAGAATGTAATCGAAAAGATGAAGGCTGAGCGTGCTGATAAAAAGATAACAGCGCAGGCAAGGCTTGACAAACTAAAGGAGGGTTATAAAAATGACAAGACAGGAAATGCTTGACAAGGCTCAGGCTCTTATTGACGATGGCAATTTTGAGGAAGCTGAAAAGCTGATGAATGACGCTGAAAAGGCGGCAAAGACACAGGCAAATCTGAACGCTATGACAAAAGACCATGCGTCAGACACTATGAAAAATATCATTGAAAGGAATGAAAACAAGATGAGCGAGAATGCAATCACACACACATCAAACATCTATGACAGCATTGAGTACAGAACTGCATTTATGCACAACGTTCTCGAGGGTACACCAATCCCTGCAAAGTTTGCGAACGAGGCACAGAGCACAAAGACCACTGACGTTGCGGCTGTTATTCCGTCAACAACCATGCAGAGAATCGTTGAAAAGCTGGAGGAACACGGCCAGATCTATGCCCTTGTCACAAAGACCAATATCAAGGGTGGCGTGACAATCCCGACATCAAGTGCCAAGCCTGTTGCAACATGGGTTGCTGAGGGCGCAAGTTCTGACACTCAGAAGAAGACTACAGGCTCAATCACATTCAGCTATTACAAGCTGAGATGCCCAATTTCAATGTCACTTGAAGTTTCGGTAGTATCTCTTGATTTCTTCGAAACTGTGTTCGTTAATCAGGTAGCCAACGCGATGATTGCCGCTATCGAGACAGCAATCATCAAGGGCGACGGCACAACCAGACCAAAGGGCATTCTGACGGAAACTGTTGTCAGCGGTCAGAATGTGAACGTTGCACTGGCAAGCGGCATTACATACGATACCTTGTGGAATATGATGTCAAAAATTCCGTCAGGTTATAGAGCAGGCGTTAAGTGGTTTATGAACTGGTCAACATTCTGCACTATCCAGGCAATGACAGATACTCAGGGACAGCCTATCGCAAGGGTCAACTATGGTCTTAACGGCGATATGCAGCCATCAGTTCTTGGCAGACCTGTTGTGTTCTCAGATGATATCGACGCTTATACCGACGCTGTATCGGCTGACACAATCGTCGCTTTCCTGTTCCGCCCTGAGGACTATATCCTCAACACAAATCTCCAGATGACAGTCAAGAGATATGAGGATAATGACACTGAGGATCAGGTTATAAAGGGTATCATGCTGGTAGACGGCAAGGTCGTCGACAAGAACAGCCTTGTAACACTCACCAAGAAAAGCAAGTAATCATGATGATAAAGGGGGCATAACGAATGCTTGAAAGTTTGAAAAAATCGTTGAGAATATCGCATAACAAGCTAGATAGCGACATTATGTCAAACGTTGACGCCTGCATGGAAGACTTAAAGCGTGTGGGCGTGTTCGTTCCCTTTGACGCTGATGATTGCAGTGCAATTCTGAAAAAGGCTATCGAAAACTATGTCAAATGGCAGTATGATTTCAACGGCAAAGGCGAAGATTTCCGCAAGAACTACGAGCGTCTGCGAGACGCACTAAGTCTGAATGAGGACTACACGGAGGGGATTTAACAATGTTTAATGATGTTGTAAAAATTGCCAAAGCGAAGATAGTTTCAGACGAAATAGGAAATCAAGAAAAGGTCGTTGATTGGGAAAATGCCAAAGAAGTGTTTTGCCAGGTATCATCAATTTCACGTTCTGAATTTTACAGTGCCGCACAGGCAGGGTTTCAACCAACACTAAAAATCAAAATGGCGGATTACTATGACTATGATGATGAAGATATGCTATTCTATAACGGTCGGGAATATCGTATCATACGCACATATGTTGCAGGAACAGCCATTGAACTGACGGCTGAACGTTTTGGCGGTGATAACTGATGAAATCGGTCGAGATTGATGTCAGCAAACTGGCGAAACAGGTCGCTGATGACCTGAAAGAATACAGCGAAGAAACCGCAAAGATAGTTGACGGCTGTATCGACGAGGTCGCAGACCAATGTGTCGAAAAGCTGAAAGCCACATCACCACGTCGGACAGGCAAGTATGCCGAAAGTTGGAAAGCCGAAACAGTATACGCTAAGTCGGGCAACAAGCGTGTGATTGTGCGTAACAAAAAATACTACTACTTGACGCACCTGCTGGAGCATGGTCACGCAAAAAAAGGCGGCAAGGGCAGAGTAAAGGCATTTGTGCATATTAAACCTGTTGAGGAATATGCACAAAAAGCACTGCCTGAGTTGATAGAAACGAGGTTGAAGAAATGAATTTGACATTGGCTGACATACGTTCACGATTAACGGCTATCGACGAACTGAAAGACAAAGTCGCATATTATTCATCACGTGATGAAATGAAAACGCCATACTGCGTGTTTTATCGTGAAAGCACCATAGACAGCGGAGACGATATGCACCCCGCAAGCCTGCGAGAACAGACGATAGTCATTGAATTGTACACGAGGAAAATCGACGTTGAACTAGAAACGGCTGTTGAAAAGCAGTTTGCAGATTTTGATTTGGAAAAGTCTGAAAGCTGGATTGAAGACAGCAAGGAGTATCAGATAAGATATTCATTTACCAATTATTTGAAATAAGGAGGAATTGAAATGGCTGAGACAAAGAAAGCCCCGAGTAACATCATCTTGGGAAGCGGTTATATCTACTATCAGGATTTCAACGATGAAACAATACCTGATGTTGATACTATCTGCACCGAAGCAAATGTGCTGGGCTATATCCAGGGCGGTGCAACCCTGTCATATAAACCTACATTCTATACCGCAAGTGATGATGATGGCACACATCAGAAGACAATCATCACCGAGGAAGAAGCTACACTGAAAACTGGCATTATGGTATTCAACGGCAATACCCTTGACGTTCTCTGCGATACCGCAAGAGTGTCAGAAGATACCAGCAAGAAACGTAGAACCGTCAAAATTGGTGGTCTGAAGAATATGCGTCGTAAGAAATATGTCCTGTGTTTCCACCACGTTGACGCAGTTGGCGGAGATATATGGGTCATGATCGTGGGTAACAACCAGAGCGGCATCGAACTGGCATTCGCAAAAGACAAGGAAAGCGTTATCGACGCTGAGTTCAAGGCACTGCCAAGCGACAGCGACGGAACACTGATTACCTACATCGAAGAAGACAAGTCGATAAGTGCCACATAAGCAACACAAATACACAGCCTGCTGAGATTTTCAGTGGGCTGTTTTTTTGGAGGTGTAAAAAATGCCAAAGACGTTGAATTTTAACAAAATGCAAAAACCTAGCCTGCGTATTGAACTGGCTGATGAAAAGCATACCACAATATTTGTTATGCCACCCACAAAGGGCGAGATTGAAGCGTTTGGGGAAATATCCGCAAAGTTAGGTGGCAACAAGTTGGACGAAGCAATCGAAATGTGCGCAAAGCTGATGTCACGCAATATCGCAAAGATACCGATAACGGCTGAAACACTGGCTGATTGGGATATATACGACATTCAAACATTCTACCGCACATATATCGACTATCTGCTAGAAATCAAAAATTCAAAAAACTAGCACTCCCCTACTATCCACCGCAGGATAGGGAGGGGGAAAAATATGAAATTTCCTCAACGTGGGAAAAATTAGTTGCGGACTATATGGGCATATCGCTATATGATGTTGATGATATGGACTACTATGACTATCTGCTGATACGCCGTGACGCATTTATCGCACGGCTCAGGCAGAGCGAGAGCGGTCAAGAGTACCTAGATAATGCATATAGGTTGACCTTGACAGAGCCTGACCGACAGGCTTTGCGAGAAAACTTCGGAAAGGGGGTAATGATAGGTGGCAAAAAGTAGCATAAAGGGCATTACTATCAAAATAGGTGGCGACACCACAGGTCTTGACAAGGCGCTGAAAGAAACAAACAAAAAGAGCCGTGAGCTGGAAAGCGAGTTGAAAGCGGTCGATAAAGCCCTGAAACTAGACCCGAACAACGTCACATTGGTAAAACAAAAACAAGACCTACTGAAAAACAGTATCAAAGAAACAAAGTCAAAGTTGGACGTGCTGAAAGAAGCACAATCGCAGGTCACAGCGCAGTATAAAAAAGGCGAGATAGACGCTGGGCAGTATCGTGCATTTCAGCGAGAATTGGAAACAACGAAGTCAAAGCTGTCAAGTCTGAAAGACGAAAAGAAAAACATTCACGTTATCGGCACAGCGTTCAAAGAAACCAAAGACAAGGTCGAACCTGTCATAAAAAAAGTTGAAAAAGTCGGGTCTGTCATAGGCGGTGCGACAAGCAAAGCCGTAAAGTTCACGGCAACACTGGGTAAGATAGACACGGCTATGATAGGCAAGGTGGCTGACGGTTTCAAAAAATACACGCAGACCATAGGTGTTGGTCTTGCGGCTGTAACAACGGCGCTTGCGGCAAACGTTGAAACCAGCCGTGAGTGGAACAGCGATATGACCAAGCTGAAAACAAACGCCGAAACCAGCGGCAACGATTTTGATTTAATGAAATCAAAAATGCAAGATTTGGTGGCTATCACAGGCGAATCCGATTCCAGCATTGAAGCGTTATCAAACCTTATGGCTGTCGGTTTCAGCGATGAACAAATGACGCCTGCTATAAACGCACTCAGCGGAGCAGTTGAAAAATTCCCTGATACCTTGAAAATCGAGAGCCTTTCAGACAGCTTGCAGGAAACCCTTGCCACAGGTGCTGCGACAGGCCAGTTTTCAGAACTTATCGGGCGCATGGGCGATAGCGTTGATGATTTTAATGCGGGTCTGCAGAATTGCACGTCAGAAGCAGAACGTCAGCAGTATGCCCTAGACTGGTTGGCAAATTCGGGTCTGTCGGAGATCAATGACGAATACCAATCTGCAAATAAATCAACGTTGGACTATGAACGTGCTAGTTTTGAATTGCAGGACGCCCTTGCGTCTTTGGGAACTGCGTTCACACCTGTTATGGCAGGTGCAAAGGGAATGGCAGCAGATTTTCTGACAAAATCGTTGCCAGCTGTTCAGAAATTGTCAGGCGGTTTCACCAAACTGTTTGACGGCGTTTCTAGTTTGCTAGACGCATATGACAGTGGCGGTCTTGACGGCTTGACCGAACAAATTCCTGCTGTTATATCTGGACTATTCAGTTCTGCGTCAGAAACGCTAGCCGAAAACGCACCTACACTAATCACAGCGTCAACCACAGTTTTAACATCTATCATTCAATCGCTGGCACAATCTGCGCCGTCACTAATCAATTCAATTCTGCCATCACTGCTTAACGGCTTTTTCGGATTGATAAATGCACTGGTTTCAACTATCCCGACGCTAGTGCCTGAACTGGTGCAGGGCGCAATCACGCTGTTTTTAGGTCTGATTGACGGACTAAATGATGTTATCAAACAGTTGATGCCGATGTTACCTAGTTTGATAAAACAAATAACTGACACACTGATTGAAAATCTTCCTGCAATCATCGAGGGTGGTTTCCAATTACTAACAGGATTGATAACAGGTCTAACTAAATGCACGCCTGATTTGATAAACGCAATAATAGCGTTGATACCTGTTATAACAGATTCACTGACAGAAAATCTGCCTGCGCTGGTCAAGGCTGGTATGGAATTGATAGTCGCATTGGCACAGGGCTTGCCACAGGCTCTGCCTGACCTTATCGACGCACTGCCTGAGATAATCAGCGCTATCATAGACGGCTTCAAAGATGTTGATTGGCTGGATTTGGGTGCAAATATCCTCAAGGGCATTTTAAACGGTTTAGTTTCTGCTGTCAGCGGAATTTGGAGCGTAGTGGAAGACGTAGGCAGTGCCATTATAGACGGCTTTTGCGATTTCTTCGACATTCATTCCCCGTCAAGGGTTATGGCGAAAAAGGTCGGTCAGTATCTGCCGTCAGGAATTGCGGTCGGCATGGAAGACACTGCAGACGAACCAGTGGACGAGGCACAGGCTATCGTTGACAGCGTTGCAGGTGTATCGGCTGAAATGGACCCTGTCATGATAGGCAGACAGAACGTTCGGAAAACGGCTGACAAAATATCAACCGAAGCCGACAGCACCACACAACACGGCAAGAGTGGTGATCTGACAGTGGTTATGAACATTGACGGAAAACGTTTCGCCACAGTGACAGCGCCATACATGGACGTTGCTATGGCTGAAAAAATCAATCTAAATGCTAGGAGGGCGGCTGACAATGTCTAGTATAACGATAAATGGCAAAAATTCCTATACCGATTTTGGAGCGTTGCTGACATCACGCAGTACACCGCCACCAAACATCAGGGATATATCGGCAACGATACCATATCGCAATGGCGATATATGTTTCACATATCAGAATGGCGGTAAACCTACCTATGATACACGAACACTGACATACAAATTCGTGTTTATGGACTGCCCGAAAACCGCCCTACGGAAAACAGTGGCAGATTTTGAAAACTGGATTTTGTCGGCTGGCGAATGTTATTTATATGATGATGCCGAAATTTACCATTATAAGGCAAGAGCAATTAGCTGCACCGAAAGTGAAAAAGGGTATCATGTCGAGGTAACGGCAACGTTCAAGGCACAGCCGTATAAGATATCTGATGATTTTTCAGACAAGGGTTTTGACGATTTCAGTTTTGAAAACGACTATCTAAATCTTACGGACATGACGTTGACGGCTATTGAAATGGCTCCGCACGCTCCCATGGGTGTTCTGAGAATCTATTTGTATTCAGACGTGCCGATAAAACCACGTCTGATATATAGGCGGTCTGCTGATGATACCGACAAGGTGGGATTCACGTATTTTCAAAATAACAACGTTGATATATCCGAAAAGGTATACAGACCGACAGAAAAACCATTCGATATGGACGAATTGATTTTACAGCCAGGTTTGAACACTTTGTCAGCATATGGCTTCGGGTCGCTCATACTGGATCTGCATGAGGAGGTGTTATAAATGCACACTGTCACTATCACAAATGGTACTGAAAAAACCACGATACATAGTGATAACCTTGACCGCATTTCAGGCGGAAAAATCGTCAAGGCTGTAAATGCCGTTGACAGTTTCACGTTTACTATATATCCAGACAATGCAGGATATAACAAACTGAAACCACTGACAACATCGGTCACTGTCACGGACGATAGCACAGGCAAAGATATTTTTATCGGACGTGTGCTGAAATGCCCTGACAGCATGAACGAGCAAGGACTGATTTGCAAATCTGTCACCTGCGAGGGGCGTTTAGGTTGGCTATATGACAGTGTTCAGCCATATGTTGAATACAAAATGGTAGGTATATCAACAGTGCTAGCGTCATTCATTTCTAAACACAATGCACAGGTTGGCAATGATAAACACATATCGGTCGGACAGGTCACTGTGACGGGCGAAAATAACTACACGTATTCTGTCAACTGGGCATCGACTATGGACGCTATATCTGAACAATTGGTCGGAAAATTCGGCGGTGAAATTCAGCTGAGAGACCAAGATGGAAAAGTGTACATAGACTATCTGGAACATATCGGACACGGCACAGACACAAAAATAGAACTGGCAGTAAATCTCAAAACTATCAGCCGTGAAGTTGACGAAACGAGCGTTATTACACGGCTATATCCGTTGGGCGCAAAGCTGACCGACAGCGAGAAAAGGTTGACGATTGGCAGTGTAAACGGCGGTAAAGATTATATCGAAAATAGTGCGCTAGTCGCTAAGTATGGCGTAATCAGCGGTACACAAACGTGGGACGATGTGACACAGGCGTCAATTTTGAAGACAAAAGCTACAGCATACCTGAAAAGTACGAACAAAGCCAAAAAACAGTATAAAATAACTGCGGTCGATTTGTCAACAATTGACATGAATTTTGAGCAGTTTGAGTTGGGGTGCTGGTATCGTGTTGCCAACCCTCTCATGGGGATTGATGAAGATTTGCGTATAGTCGGTATCACTATAAACCTTGACAACCCTGAACAATCCGAGTTGATATTTGGTGACAAATTTGAAACCATGACGGGGTTTATGACCGCAAAAACCAAGAGCCTACAGACCGCAATTGACGATAGTGAATTCAGAAATCGTCAGGTCATAGACAGCAAAATCGAAAACGCCACAAAGTTGATAACAGGTGCAGAGGGCGGACACGTCATTCTTGACCCGTCCGAGAAGCCAGAGCGTATTCTGATTATGGATACGGCTGATATAAATACCTGTAAATCCTGCATTCAGCTGAACAAAAATGGGCTAGGTTTTTGGAAATCATCGGACGGCGGGTCGGCTAAAACTGGGCCGTACACAAATGCGTGGACTATTGACGGAAATTTGGTGGCTAGTTTTATAACCGCCCTGACCCTGACAGGGCTGAAAATCAACAACGGCAGTGGAACGTTCAAAGTGGACGAAAACGGAAATGTGGTCGCTAATAAACTGTCGTCAAAATCAGCGACTATCACAGGTGGAAGCATTAACATTCAAACGTCTAGCCAAAATACCAGTGCAATTCAGTTGTCACACAACGAGTGGACGCTGAAAGTCAGTCCGCTGGAGATACGCATTGATAACAGCACGATAGGCGGTCATATCGTCCTGCAGGCTGGCGCTATGTCGGGCTACTGGAATAACGAATTAAAATTTTCACTAGACACAAACAGCGGTAACATATCAACGTACACAGACAGCGGAAAAAAGGTGTTTACAGTTGATACCAATAACAGGGCGATGTATCTGTATAACGAAAATGAAAAAACCGCAGTACAATGCTACGGCAAGACAGGTGATATTATGTGCAACAGTATCACTACAAAAAACCACACACTAGACTAGGAGGGATAAAATGGCAAATAATGTTGATTTGGCAGCAGAAATCGAAACTGTCCGAAACGCATTTTACGGCCGTGACGTTCGCCAAGCGTTGGTTGACGCATTGACGGCAACGGAACAGGCAGTGAATGACCTAAACCAGAATAAAATAAAAAGCGGTACAATTGAATACACACTGGAAAAGGCAGCGCCAAGCGTACAAATACCGCTAAATTTGGATTTTGTGCCGAAACAAATTTGCGTATCACTGAGGGATATCGGCACACCTAGCCCATTTCAGAACTACTGCACGCATGTGCAGGTGTACAAGGGCGCATATTTCGCAATGATCTGCATGGGTCCTAGCAATGGCGCAACTACTGTCAACGTGCCTGCAGGAACGTATAGCATTGACTACATAGCAATCGTATAAAGGGGGGCGCAGAAATGGTAATCAGATTGGACGAAAATTACAACGCAATGACATCAACAGCCCTGCTAGGATATGTAGGTGAAACAAATGCTAGACCTGTATCGGTCGAGGGCATGGAGATAGACGGCGCAGACCGCTATGTGCTGACTATCGACTACGGCGACGGCACTGTCTATGAGGTCGATATCACAGGTGGACAGTGGACACCAACGGCAGATATCTTACGGTCAGCGCAGACAGTCAGCTGCCAGATATGTGCAAAAAAACTGTCAGGTGACGAGTATATATTAGTTAAAAAATCACGAATTTTCCGCCTGCGTATCGGTGCGGCTATAGACGATAATGCTGTGCCGTCACCTGATGTGGCTATGGACGCACTAGACCGCATAGACGCTATAGGCAGGCAGGCACACGCAGATATGCAGACAGCCGTCACCGCCGCAGAAACAGCGACTACAGCGGCAGAGAACGCAAAAAAATCTGCCACAGCCGCAGGATTGTCAGCCGACACCGCAGAACAGGCGGCAAGCCGTGCGGAAACCGCAAAGACATCTGCAGAAACGTCCGCAACGCAGGCAGACACTGCAAGGCAGGGTGCAGAAACCGCACGTGCTGAGGCAGTCAAGTCTCAGAATGATGCCAAGGTATCAGCAGCTCAGGCGTCAACGGCAGCACAGCAAACCACAGCCGACAAGAACATAACGGCAGGATACACTAAAACCGCAAAGACCTGCGCTGACAGCACTACGGCAGATAGACAGGCGGTGCAGGAAATGGCGGAACAGGTCACGGTTGACAAGGCGACAGTGGCAGAAAACGCCGCACAGGTCGCCGCAGACCGCAAAGCCGCTGAAACCGCTGCACAGACGGCACAGGCGGTGGTTGACAGTCTGCCTGAGGACTACACAACAGCGGTTGGTAAGATAGCTGAGAACACGGCTGAAATAGGACGTGTGAAACTGACCGACAAGGAACTGAAAAGGCGTGTGGACGCACTGTTTGACATCGGTCAGGGTGTGACACATAAATTTGAAAC